CCACAGCAACCACAGCCACAGCAAGCAGCCGTTTAGGGATGAGATTTTTTAACTTTATATCCATTGCGTGGCGTCTATCTAAGCATATCCCGTGGATTGGGGAGCCTGAGTGGACAGCGCAAGAATCATCAGTTTTACGCAAGTTTCTTGTATCTGGTGAGGGTAAGCGGTTCCGAATGGTTTTGCTTAATATGGTTCTCAAGCAAAACCAACAAGCGGTGTCCAGTAAAAAAGAACTTGAATTTAATGCTGGTTTTGCGAATGGTGTTCGTACGGCTGTTCACACGGTTGAAGCTCTTGCAGAAGATGTCGAAGAGCCGGAAGAATTTACATCGGATACACTTGGAGCCGAGTATTCGATGAGTGAAGGCTCCACAGCAACGGCCAATCGGTTTAGTGCGTTGATTGGACGAGGATAGCACTAATTGGAAGAGCAAAATGCCAGAAGAAAACGGCGAAGTAACCGCCGAGCAAATGTTGGCCGCAGCTACTGAGTATGACAACTCATTATCTGCGGGGGAACCCGAACCCCAATTTGACCTCGGACAGGAGCCGGAAACGGAGCCTGACGGCAGTCAAGAAGCTGAGGCGGAAGTCTCAGAAGGGGGCGAGGAAGTGGCGACAGAAGCTCAGGCAGATGCGGAACCGCAATCTGAAGGGCAGGATGCTGACGAACAAGTAAGTTCATTGACAGAGGGCGAGGCTCCTGAAGCTAAGGAGCAACCCAAAAAGAGTAAGTGGGCTAAGAACGAGGAGCGCAAATCTCGTTCGTGGCAGGAAATAAATGCCGCGAAGGAGGAGGTTAAAGCCGAGCGTGAAAGGCTTGATGAGTCTCGAAAAGAAATCGAGAAGCTAAAGGTTAAAGTTCAAGAAGGCAACGCTTACAGGGATGAAGATGGCTTGTCGGCTGATGACTGGGATAAAATCGCAGAAGAAGCTGACGATAACGGCGAGCGGGAAGATGCTAAGATTGCTAAAAAGGAGGCTAAAAAGCTTCGTGAAAAAGGCAATGAAACGGTAAACGACCTGCAAGCAGAGGAGATTAGCAAGAAGCATCAGGAAGACTGGCAGGGCGCGTATAATGAATTACGCGCTAAACACCCAGAGCTTGATGATAAAGACGCTGATTTAACTCAAAAAGCCAACGGACTCCTACGGGAATATCCTGATTTGGTTTATTTGCCAGAGGGTAAGGGGCTGCGACATGCAGTTCAAATTGCTCAATGGCAAATGAAAGCTGAATCTGCTGATTCGAGCCAATCTGAAGTTAAAGAACTTACTGAAAAACTAACTAAACTGGAAAAAAAATTGTCCGTGAATGGCGGTTATACAAACGAGAAGGTCGGTGGAACGCGATCATTTGATGAATTATCAGATGATGAGCAGTCTGCTGCTCTTCTCAATGCCGCTTTGGAACACGATAACCGAAGCTAATGACTGCTTCACGGGCTAGTAACTAAGGAATAATATTATGGCTACAAATACTAGCTCTACTCTTTCCGACCAGTACCAAAACTTCTTCAGCAAGAAATTGCTGACCTACGCTGTTGAGGCACTTGTGTTGGATCAATTCGGTGAAAAAGCTCCGTTACCCGCGAAAGCAGGTCACAAAGCTATTTCAATGTTTCGCTACGGCTCACCTTCGACAGCAGCGATTGCTGACTTAGTTGAAGGCACTGCGCCTACTGGCACTCGCTCTTTGACGCTCTCGAAGATTGAGAAAGCCTTAGTTCAACGTGGACAAGTCGTTAAGCTGACGGACATCCTGACTGCTACCGACCTGTTCAACAGCTTGCAACAAAGCATCAAGACCTGCGGTGAAGACGCTGCTCTTGATCTGGACACCATCACGCGCAACGTGCTTGTTGGTTCCAACGCTGCTGGTGACGCTAAGGAGAATGGTGATGGAAACGCTCTCGACAACAGTGACACTCTTACTGAGATGTACGCTGATGGCGGGACTGACTACACCACGTTTGAGGCTACCACTTCGGGCAACACGCTCGACGCTGGTGCGATCCTCGACGCCGTGACTAAGCTGAAAGTAAACCGCGCTAACCCCGTTACTAGCGGGCATTATGTGTGTGTTGCTTCTCCGCAAGTTCTGAGCGACATCATGAAGATCAATGAGTGGTTGAACGCTGCTCAGTACAGCAATGTTGGCGAACTCTATAAGGGTGAAGTTGGCTCGTTGTACGGTGCTAAGTTCGTGATGACCACCAACCCATTCATCAGCGGTATCGCTGGTGCTGCGGATGATGATCGCTTCGACTACGATAGCTCCGGTGGTGGCGGTTTGGCTGCTGGCAAGGACGTTCACGCTTCCTTGTTCCTCGGCCAACAAGCCTACGGTGTGCCTGATCTGGGTACGCAGTCTCCGTTCAGCCCGAAGGTGATTATCACCGACGAAGCTGATAAGAGCGATCCGTTGAATCAAGTGACCAATGTCGGTTTCAAAACCTTCTGGTCTACCTTGCGTTTGAACCCGAGCTACTACATCGTGATGCGGAGCAAAACCGCTTCCGTTGCGTAGTAATTATCAAAGCGGGTGGCGCGGGAAACTGCGCCACCCGCACTTTATTAAAATGATTAAGATTCCATTATCGGCCTTGTCCGAAGAAACCGATTCCGGTGAAGGCGTTGCGCCAGAGACTGGCGACACTGTTGCGCTCGGCGTTGTTGAGGGCGAAGTTATGGCTTTAGACGGCGAAGACGTTCATGTAGAGCTTAAAACCGCTGGCGGCCAGCCCATCGAATATGTCGAGTCTGCTCCTGAAGCCCCTGAAGAAGAGGTTGGCGAGGAAGTAGAGGAAGCAGAGCTTCTTGCTGCTGCTGAGAAAGCAGACGAAGAAGAAGGTTACTAATGCCTATTTACTCTTTTGTTTCGGAAGAGGGTGACGTAATCGAGAAGGTTGTTCCGCGAGGGACAGACTCGGTTGACATCGGCGGCAAAAAATACAAGAGGTCGATTGTGAATGAGGGCTTCTCCATTGGGAGTTTAGTCAGCATTCCGACACCTGCGGAACAAGTTAAGCAGGGTTATCACAAGCTTGAGCAAACGGAAGGCTCAAGTTTTTTGCGTAAATCGCAGTTTAGTACAAAACAGATTAAAAAAGCTTGGGGGTTTTAAATGGCTGGCAAGAAGACGATTACCAATTTAAGTGAGTTAACATCGGCAGCATCCGATGATGTATTGCCGATTGTGGACGTTAGCGATCAGTCGGTAACGTCTTCTGGTGAGACTAAGAAGATTACCGTTACAAACCTTAGAGGTTCTTTATCTGGAATAACGACATCTCAGCTAGACGCTTCCTCAGTCGTGACTGAAAGCGAAGGTATTGCTAGTAACGACAACGATACCACACTGCCGACAAGTGCTGCTGTTAAGGACTACGTTGACACAAACGTAACCGCTCAAGACCTAGACATTCAAGGTGACAGCGGAACTGGGGCTGTTGATCTTGATTCTCAAAGTTTAGACATTGCCGGAGGCTCAAATGTTACGACTGCTGCGAGCGGGCAAACATTAACTGTTAATTTAGACAGCACACTTACTGGCCTGACTTCAGTTACCTCAACAGGGTTCACTGGAGACCTTACCGGAGACGTAACAGGGAACGTGACTGGAAACGTGACTGGAAACGTGACCGGAGACGTGACAGGCAATGTGACTGGTAATGTTACCGGAGACGTAACCGGAAACGCTGACACAGCTACCGCGCTTGAAACCGCAAGAACAATAGCGGGAACCTCGTTCAACGGCAGCGGCAATATTGATATTGAGGCTGTTAATATAAAATCAACAGCAGAGTCTGGCGGCACTAAATTTCTTAGAGAAGACGGGGATGGCACTTGTTCGTGGCAAACGGTCAGCGCAGGCGGCACTGTAACTTCTGTTAGCGGCACGGGAACAGTAAGCGGCCTTTCCCTTAGTGGAACTGTTACATCAACTGGCAACCTGACTTTAGGCGGAACTTTAGCAGCAGACCTCACGAGCGATGTTACTGGGACACTTCCCGTGGCCAATGGCGGAACTGGGCTTACTAGCATTGATACCTTACTTAACAGCAATACTACCGCTAGTGATGTAGGTTTAGGCAACGTCGAAGACACTGCACTATCTACTTGGGCGGGATCAACAAACCTTACGACATTAGGAACGGTTACAGCGGGAACGTGGCAGGGAACTGCAATTGCTGATGGTTACATCGCTGATGATGCAGTAGACGAGGCGAACCTCAAAGTCAGCAACACGCCCACCGATGGTTACAGTCTGGTTGCGCGAAGCGGAGAAACTGGTGGGCTGAAATGGGAATCTGTTTCGGGTGGTGGCGGTACTCCAGCAGGATCAACAGGTCAGATACAGTTTAATGATGGCGGCAGCTTTGGTGCTGATTCTAATCTGACGTGGGACGACTCGAATAATAGGCTGGGCGTGGGCGTTAGCGT